AATCTTTAACGTCTAAAAACTTCTCATCTGTAATATCAGAAAACATCAAATCTTTGATCTTTTCTACGATTGTTTTTTTGTTCTCCATTATTATTATAATTGTTTTTATTGATCTAAGTAATAGATCCTATTTAAGGATTAATATCCTTTATATTAAAAGAAATAATTATTTTTTGTTCATTTTCTCTTTTATAATATCATACATCTCATTTTCTGTCATATTAGACTTCAACAATTTACTAATTTCAGCTAGTAATACTTCTTCTTCATTTACTTTTTTGAAATCTTCTAACTTCTGACCAAATAAACCTTCAACAGAAAAACCTAATACTTCTCCATCTTTGATTCTGTCCCATACTTCATCAGAATAAACCTTATAAGTTACCATCCAAGTACCTTTTGGTAAGTCAGAAAAACCTAATGCGTTAGATTTATCATTTTCTGGATCTTCTATAATCCAAGATTCAACTACTGTAACATCTGATACATCTTCTTCGTGTTCGAAATTAGCACTATTTTGATTTGATTGTTTAAAATACAATTCTGATGATTTTCTAATAGTCTCTTCTGAGAAATAAACAAAATAAGGTTCATCATTCATATCAAGTCTTATAATCTTTTCATCTGGTATCATTGCTGGACCTGAAACTAATCTCTTTTCAGTGTCAGTTTCCTTAAATTTAAAATCTTTAGCTTTATTAAAATACATAAAGTCTCTTTCAATAGCTGGATATTCAACAAAAGAGATAATATCTACTCCTGTTCCTTCTTCTTCGTCTACTAAAAGCTCTATTATTAACGGCTTGCTCATATTATTATTCTTTATTTTAAAAGAAATACAGATTATTTATTCAGGATGAATATTGTCTTTCAAGATGAATCTTATCCAATCTCCGATCTTTGTTCTATATTACTTATATTATTCTGCGCATCAGTTATATCTCTTTCAACTACAACAGCTTTAACAGTTTGTTGTCTTACTCCTGCTCCTTCTCCTAATTCTTCTGTTTCAGCTCCGCTATTAGCAAATAATGTAGAATCACTTATACCAGGTACAGACGCTGAAGCTGTACCTCCAGAAGGAGCAGATATAGAAGGAGCAGAACCTCCAGCAGATTTTCCAGGAGTTTTTGTAGATAATATCTTCTTAACATTTAAAACACCAGCTGCGACTGCTAGACCTGCTGCAAGTGGTCCTAATACTAAACCTGCTGGACCACCAACTGATGAACCTGCTGCATAAGCAGCTGTAGCAGATTTATAAGTGTCCATTGTAGCTTGACCTACTGCAGCTGCTTTTCCTATAGCTGAACCTTCTTCAGCCATAGAAGATATTGAACCAAGTATAGAACTTGCTGCATTCATAGCGTTGTTTACTTTAGTTTTATTTAATTGTTCTTCATAATCAGTTACTTCTTCAGCATTTTGTTTCTTTTTATTACTATAATTTAAATCGATCATAGCTTTCTGGTTAGCAAATTCTTGATCTGTTAAATTCTCAGTCTCTTTTCTAGCTAATAATTTCTCTTGATCTAATAAATATAACTCTTCATCTAATGCAGCTTGTTCTTCATATTTAGCTCTTATCTCATCAGGAGTAGCATCTGGATCAGCTAAACCAGCGTCTATTCTCATCTGTTTTAATTCTAAACCTAATGCTATCTCATTCTCAGCGTGTAATTTCTCTTGTTCCAACTTTTTAGTTGCTGCTTCATCTTCAATAAGTTGTAAAGCTTCAGCTTTTTCTACTTCATTAGCTTTAACTAATTCTGATTCTTCTCCAAACTTCTCTTTTAATAAAGCTATTTTATCATCCCATTTATTTCTTTCAATTTCTAATTCTTTTTCAGTTCCTTCTATAAGATTCTGTGTAGCTATATCTCTTAAAGCTTTTTGCTCTTCCATAGCCAAATCACGGACTCTCTTAGCTTCTTCCTCTTGTTCCTTCTTCTTTTGTAAATAAGCATCTCTTCTTTCTTTTGCTTGTGCTTTCTCTTCATTTCTTAAAGCATTTACATTAGAAAGTTGTTCAGATTGTTGTCCATTAATTCTTTCTTGTATGTCTAATATTTCTAATTGAGCTTCTGCTAAACCATCTAAAGCTTCAGTAGTTTCTCCATCTATTTTTAATTTTAATTGAGCAGCTTCTAAAGCTTGATTAGCAATTCTTAATTCGTCTTCTCCTTGTTTCTTTAATACTTCTCCTAATTCTTTATTGGCCTGTTTTCTTTCTTCTATACTTTTAGAATCATCATCTCTAACTTGTCTTAATTTCTCAGCATCTATTAATGCTTGTTTCTCAATTAATCTTTGTTCTCTTCTACCAGTCAATAATCCAGCCTCCAAATCAGATAATCTTTGAGTATCTTTAATCATCTCTTTTGTTCCATTAGTAAAATCTCTAATACCTTTTGCTGCATCCTCACTAAATAAACCTACAATCATTTCTATTCCTGACGCAGCTAACTCAGCTTGTCTACCTAATTCTTCAAATGCTCCTACAACTACATCAACTATAAAATTAGCTACTGGCTCAATAGCTTTGAAAAATGCAGAAAATACACCATTTAAAATATTCATCCCTTTGTTCAATTTATTACCACCAGCTTCTGTTCTAGAAAAAGCTTTAAACAAAGTTCCTAATACTACTGCTATTCCAGCTATAATTGCTACAATTGGATTAGCTAATAAAGCTAAAAATTGTTTACCTAAAGCCATCACTCCACTTTTAGCATTAGCTAGTGGCCCACCTAATCCATCTATTGATTCTCCAATACCTCCAATACCTCCTTGAGCATTTTCAGACACTCCTTTTAAATCATCTAATGATCCATTTAATCCATCTAAATGTTTTTTAGCCTCATTAAATTTAGCAGACCCAAAATCTGCTCCATTTAAAGTATTCTGGGTCTTTTTAATCTCTTCATTTATCTGCTCTATATTCTTTAAAGCATTACCTTCACTATCAGTAACAATATTTATTTTTATTTCTTTAGCCATTATAAGTTATTATTTTATATTATTAAAAGTATTCTTATGCTTTCTGTTTTTCTGATTTTTCTACAGGTGCTAATCCTTTTATATCATCCATTATTACTGGTTGTTCTACTTGAACAGTCTGCTTCTTCTCTGTTTCTAATAAATTTTTAAAAACATTATCTAATAAATCTTCTTTAGACATATCTGAATTTCCCTCTATTCTAAAAGAATAAAAATGTTCTTCTAATTTTATTCCTACTTTCCATTTACCATTAATATAAATAGCCTTAACTATTTCACTTTGTTCTATTTCTTCTTTAGTCATTTCTTAATATTTATTTTTTTTAGAATGTTGATAATGCTGCTCTTTTCCAAGCTTCTACTGCAGTTTTAACGTAAATATAGCCAGAATCCCAAGTTATTGACCCAATATCTCCATTAGTAGAAGCTGAATTAACAGGAATAGTGTGACTTTTAGTTACTACTAAATCAGGTACATATACTGCATTATCAATTGTAGCTGTAATATTACCTCCACCTATAATAGCGGTGTTGCCTAAAGTTACAATTGAATGGCCAAATCCGCCTATAATAACACTAGCAATGCTTCCATTAGTTATATCAGAAGTACCAGATGATAATATTAAATTATTTACATCTGAATTAGAAATATCACAAGAGTTACCTCCAATTATATAACATCTATCTGAATTATCTATTGTATGTGCAGATCCTCCAATTATACCAGATAATTCAGATGTATCTATTAAACTTTTAAAAGATAATAAAGAAAACGAGGATGTTGAATCAGTGATTTCTCCTCCATAAGAATCAGGTCCTTGGTGAATAGATCCTCCAGCACTATAAACAAAACAATTCTCACTATCAGTAATATCTAAACTATGTGTTCCTCCTAAATCTTCTACATATCCTCCACCCATAATAATATTACCAGCTTCAGTAGATAAAGTAGAAGATATTGTTGCTCCTTTAGAAGCTATAATAGCAGAATCAGCAGATGAACTTAAATTATTTGTTTTTCCTCCTATAACAACAGATCTGTCTCCTGAATTAATATTAATATCTCCTCCTATAATAGCTGAATTAGTAATACCTGAACTCATAGTACTATTAGAACTATTAATCATAATATGTGAGTCATTTAAAACAACTGTATTAGTGTCTGTACTATTATCACTTATAGTAATATGATGTTGTTCTGTATTTAAGCTTGGATTAATAGCTATACCTAATCCATTTACTGGTTCTATTACAGCTATTTCATCTTCACTCGATATAGTTTTATTAAATAAATAGAAATCACCTACATAAACTTCATTATCTGATGTTACAGTTTTATTATCAGCTCCTATAATCCAACTATTATTTACTCCTGGATCAATAACATTATATCTACCTCCGATTATACCTGAATTAGTAACATTCTCTTCTACTCTATTCTCATCTCCAACTATTAATACAGTTGGTTCTGTAGAATCTACATAATTTTTAGATCCTTTAACGGTATTAGACCCTGCTCCATCTCCAGTTGTTCCACCAGTATCTCCGCTTCCATCTCCACCAGCAAGTAATCCACCATCAGTAAATTGGTCATTAATATCAATAGTTGAATCAATTCTAGATCTACTAACAAATGTAATTCCATCATTAATTTTTAATAACTCAACTGTCGTTAAGTCATCATTTGTTGGATCATAATCAACTATCTTATTAATGTAATAATAAACTCCATTACAATGTATCTTACTATTCATATTATCTCTAATATAAGATATATCTACTTCTGTTAAATTAAATTTACTTGTTACTAATCTACCTTCTCCAATTTGTTCAACATAGTTCTTCCAATGCCTATTATATAAGTTATCATTTGGAATATTATTTCTACCTTCATACCAAATAAATTGAGCTTCTCCATAATTCAAAGATAAAGTAGGATCATATGGATTATCATAATGTCCCGCGTAACAATAAGAATAGAAATTCTCTTGAACTTCAACTCCTCCAGTAGTATGTGTAAATCTCCAATGTTTTCCTGTTGGAGTATCTATCTCTCCTCCATAATATAATACTCTAATATTATTCTTAGGCGTTAATGCATTAATAAGAGGAACTACCATTGTCTTAGAAGAACTCTCCCATCCTAATGGAGTAGGACTAAATGGAGTCTCAATCTTCTGAGTCTTCTTAGTAAATTCATTATCAAATTCAACTTTCTTTAATCCTAATGTTTCTCCATCAACCTTTTTAGAATATTCCTCATTCCAATATTCGCTATCCGCTTTATATGTAAAATGTATTTCCTTTGATTGTAACTCAGACAATAACTTAATTTTATCTTTAGTATAATCTTTCTTATCACTCCAATCTAACGTTGATCCAGCAGAATAATAATCATCTCTAGTATCTAATATTAATTTCTTATCATTATCTGGATCAATTGATACATATAAATTATATCTCTTTACTAAATCTGTTAATAAATCAGCTTGTTTAACTTTCTTATTAACATAATCATTCATAAAAATAGTATCTCCATCTGTTAAATCTTTAGCAACTGGTACATTCTTAACATACGTTAAATCTCCTGATGCTGGACCAACTTTAACTAATTCTAAATCCATAATAACAGGAACTTTTTTAGCTACTGGAGTAGTTCCTGCAGGATATACAGGTACAGTCGTTGTATTATTTCTATCTACATACTTAAGTCTATAAGATGTATTAAAGTTTCCTTGAGAATTTGAAAATTCGTCATAAAAAGTAACAGTATCTCCAGTGTTTAAAGGTAAACCTGCTCTATTAAGATCAACTGCAAAATTATTCCCTTCTTGTACAACAGTAAAATTATTATATCCACCAAAGGCTGGTGTAGATGGTGAACCTGATTTAGGCATTTGATTATCTAAAGAAGAATTAGTACTTACTATACTACCATTTTTCTTCATTTTAACTTTCGTTTTCCAAGTAGAACTACCATTCGAAGATATATTAACTTCATTTATAGTAGCAAATGCTCCAATTTGTTGTTGATATGTTTGTTGATATGCTTGCCATCCAAAACTACCAGCAAACTCAGTAGGATGTGTACCTGCCGGTATTCCATCTAATTGTATTTGCGTAGTATTAAGAACAGTACAATTACCACTATAATTACCATTGAAATTAGTAGTACCCCATAATTGACATTCCATATCAGAATCTGTGTCAAAGTTATGAGCTGATGCAAATGTTACTCTAGCACTTGTACCTAAATCTTCAATCTTTGTTATATCATCTCTATAAGTCTTAAATGTTGCTTTATAATAAAACTTTCCTTGCATATCAAAAGTACCATTCTTATCAGAAGTATATGTACTTGTTGCAGTATTCCAATGTCCATTAGGATCAAAATTAGGTGTGGTAAAATCATCGTCTAAACTAGTAACTTGTAAACTACTTCTCTCTATTCTTGGATAAGTTGTATTAGACCATACAAATCTTGAAGTATCTCCAATTTTACCAGCTCTAAATTCTCTTCTAGTATATTCAGCAGCTGGAATAGATGGGAAATCTCCATTATATGGAATAATCTCTTTATCATATATTGCTCCATTTTCAGTAGTAGAATCCATTAAAGTTCCACCTAAAGAATAACCAGCATCTCTTGCTATTAACTTTAAAAAGGTCTTATGAAATACAGCAGGTTTAAAACTCTTTGTAACATATTGGTTATTATTAACATAGTAATTTGGATATCCATATCCATCAATAGAACTATGTGCCCAAGAATCAACAATATTATCTCTTGAATAAATATGATTATACTCAGATAAATCTAAATCAGAAAGTAATTTCTTTCCAATAGCAGAATAAAAATCTACAGCATTATCATAAATAACTATATCATATTCAATTTCTTCTACATCAGTCTTTGTATTATAAACTTTTCTTATACCTTTCAATTGTAGGAATCCATCAATAATAGTAGTTGAATCAACAATAATCTTAGCTTTAGTCTTGGAATTAGGATTAAAAAATGTAAAGTCTGAATTTACATCTGCTAATAAACCGAATTGGTAATTATTATTCTTAGTCCCAGGTAATACAATAGTCTTAGAATAAGCTGTATTCTTTTTAGATGGATCTCTAACATCATCAATACTATAATTTACTCCAAATCCTATATCCTTTGAAATATCTAAATGTCCATTCTCTAATTGTATAATTATATTTGCCATACTTTATCTATTACTTTTTTACTCTCTTTTATCCTCGTTGTACTCCGTTTTTAGACGAGTACTCGAAATTAACTTTATATTGAATCAACTTATCTTTTAATCTAGTCTTTTCAGTAACACTATTACTTGTTATATTAACTGCTCTTAATTCTCCTCCACTAATCGATACATCTCCATATACTTTAGCTCCTGGTGGAACAACAGCTATACCTGTAAAAGGTGTGTTACATCTAATATCAGCTCCTGGTCCAACAACTTGAGTTACAACTTTAACTCCATCAATAGCAGGACTAATTCCAACTATCTCTATAATATCTCCAGCTTGTATATCGCTATTAGTTGTTAATAAAAATCTTTCAAATCCACCAGCATTTTGGTAGCCACTAGGATTAGCTACTATAGCTCTCTCTTGTCTTTCAAAAGTCTCTTCTGTTAAATGATACACCTCTGAACTTTCAATCATATCTATTACTTGTTGTCCAATATCTTCATTAACATAATCAGTTTGTATTGTAAATGAATCAGTTATATCTGAACTTAAATGAGTCTTACCTCTATCATAAGTATTCCATCCATAAGTATTAGCTACACTGTCATAACTGCCGAAATTCTTTTTATAAGTCTTTCTTTTTATCTTAGACTTTTTAGTAGAAGCTAATGAGAAATTTACATTTAACCAAGATCCCATCTTATCTAAATAAATCATTCTATAAGTTTCAAATCTACTACAAGGTTTATTCAATTTAAATGAAATTGTTTCTGATGTTGGAGTCTGTGTAGAATCTAATAATTGCACTGAATAATTCTGTGTACTAGAATCTATCATAGGTAAAGTACCTGATAATATAGTAACATCGTCATTACCTCTCTTTATATTCCAAGGACCAACTCCAATTGTTAAAAATTTAGTACCATCACTAGTTGCAGCATACGGATTTTCAAATAAATATTCTCCATTATCAGATACAACTTTAAGATATTCTGCTATACTATTAGTATTATTATAAAAGTTAGACCATATTCTATCGTTTTCTCCTACTAACTTATTAGTTGTTGGAATAGTAGATAATAATTGACCTGGTTCTGCAATATCTAATGTATACGTAGATGGATCAAAGTTATTTACCTCATAAAATCCTAATGAAGTATTAACAGCAAATTTATCTCCTGTAAATACAGTAGCACTATCAAATATAGTAGCTGATCCATCTGCCTTAACTATAGAGGTCGCAACAGCATTAGCAGTATATACTTGACTTGTCGTAAATGAAGACGTACTAGGAACTGTATTAACTGTAACATATCCATCATAAGCAGGAACAGTAGATCCTGTTATCTTTATCTCGTCTCCTGGAACTAATCCGTGTCCAGACGAAGTCCATAATAAAGTACCTCCATTATTAGTAGCAACTCCACTAAATTCATTAACATATTGTTCAGCTAATGTAACATCATATTTAATAAATGAATCTTGCATTAATTGGAATATTCCTCTTTCATCATAATCTAAATTATAACTAACATAAGGTTCTATATGATGAGATAAATCTACTACTGCATATCCATCTATATTAGGACTTACCTTTAGTCTAGAAGAAAATACTCCATCTATATTAACATCAATCCTAAATTGAAAATTAGGTTTTGTCTTTTTAGTTGAATTCAACACCATCATAACTGGGTTATACACTGGTTGAAAATCTTTTGGTTGTAATTCAATCGTTATCGCCATTATCTTATCTTAATATTTTTTGTTCCTAATCCTTTAAAAGCTTTCTCTATCTCTATCGTTTTAATATCTACAATAGTATCTTCTAGTAGCTCTTCAAACTCTGTACTATCTAATACATCTTCTGTTATATTAAAGGATTTAATGTATTTAGTCCCATCATCTAAAAAAGTATAGTAATAGATGGCTCCTATTTGGATCTTTATCTCATCTCCATCTTCTTTAAATGATGCATCTATAGATCTTATTAAATCTCCCGTCTTAATAAGGTTCTTCTTTCTAATATCATCTTGGATTAATTTCCTAAATCTATTAGATGCTTTATTTAATATACTCCCTGTACTAGCCATTATTCAAATACATTTAATATTTCGTGTCCTTTAATAAAGTTAATTATATCAGTAGACGTTAACTCTCCATTTCCTTCCGAACTGAACTTATAAGTTCTTGAATGTTTATATAATGAATTTTCTTCTGTAAAGATACATTCAACATATACATCATAACTTGTCCAATCATAGTTAACTGTATTAATCTCTAATGATGGATTGTTTAATACTAATCCATCTTCTATTTCTATTTGTCCTTGTGCTTGTGCTTGCATATTTATATTTATTCTTTTTTAATAGTGTACTCTAATTGGCATATAGTTTCTGTTAGCTGAACTTTTCGTTGAACTAATATTTGCATAAACTGTTCCTTGAACCAATGCTTGTGTAGGTATTGCTCTACTCTTTGTATTACTTGTCCATTGAGTTCTATTACCACCAACCCACCACATATTCAAACTATAAAAACTTACTTCTGAATTTAAAAAACTATTAAACTCATTTAAGCTTGCTAAGTAGTAATCACTGAATCCGTGTGCTGTATGATTTAAACAATCATCTATTGCAGTATCCCAAGATTTATTATTATCTCTATAAGAAACATAAGAATCTATTCCTAAACCTGTTAAGTGATCAATAATATATCTATATGAATAATCTGGTGCTACTGTATAATCATCTGTTATTGTAAAGTTTCCACTTATATCTGTAAACCTAAAATAATTACCAAAAGCATTTGGATGTTTCAGTGTAAACCAATTTGCTCCTAATTCTTGTACATATAATGGATTAACTGGATCTGCTGGATAAGGCATATTAATCTCTCTCCAAACAGCATCACCTATTCTATAACTTATTTCTTGTCCACTTGACATTGGTCTTTGATATTTAATTCCACTTTTAGGAACAGCAGCAATACAAGTATATTCATCCCCTAAATGTAATGTAATAGGAGAATTAGGATTCTCTGCATCTGTAACTGTAACAGAAGATGGCTCAAAGTTATATGGATCAATATCATCAATTGGAGAACTACAAAAGCTTCTTCTATTTGGAGAAGTAATTGTAAATGTAGCTTCCCATCCTGATACTTCTTCATCATATCTTTCTGTGAATGGATCAAATGATATATCTCCCTCTATTTCGAAATCTGAATCATTATAAAATGGATGTGTATTGAATTCATTTACAATATCCTTTAATATCTCAAATATATCTGATAAAACCTCATTTTCATTTGATTCATCTTTATTAACCAAATCGAATAACTTAATTGAAAAGTCTACTGAATAGGAACTATATCCATTATCAGTCTTAGGCATATCTGCATTAATAGGATTTACCCACAAACTAGGATGAATAAGAGCTTCTGATACTCCTACTTCCCAATCATCTCCCACTCCAAAAGAATGCACTTGTTGGTGTCTTTGAGCTACATCTTCAAATGCCTTTATAATTTGATTTAATGTATTAAATGCTGTTGTACTCATATTTATCTTTTATTTGTTTTTTCTGCTTCTTTGCGATAATCATCTATTTCTTTATGGAAGCTTAAATGATTTAAACAAGTAATGTAATTTTGCTTATACACTTCCTCATATTTTGTTACATCATTCAAAGCTAACTTATCAACTATACTGAACCATTTCCATCTTGTCGAAAAACTAGTCTTTTTAATCTCTTTATCCAATTCCAACTCTTCTTCAGTAAGTTCATCTTCTCCATCTTCCCTTTGGTTGAACAAACCTTTATATTGGATGTATAACTGTCTTCGCCACTCGAAAAAAAAAGAACCATTCCGTAAACATCGGTGATTTTTAATGTAGAAAATAATTCTCTCCTATCATTAAATATCTTAGGATCAAAATCCTCTAGTTCTCCATTCTCTAATTTCTTTCTAAGCAAAACAGCTAATATAACATCCATTGCCATAACATAACTTAATTCCTCTATGTCTATAACTTGTTCTATACTTATCATCTCTCCAACAGTTAGGGAATTAAAAGATCCTTTCCAATGGTACTTATCATCTCCGATTAATACTTCTTCTTTCTTATCCTCTTTAATTGGTTCGTTTAACCATTCCATCTCATTAATCAAAGTAACAAGATTATTTACATTAACTCCTCCTATATAATCTTTAGATGTATTAGCCAAAATAGCTATCACTTCTGTCATATAAGTTAAATTGGATTCATATTTAGTAACATCCAACATTTGGATCTTTTGATATTGTAATACAGTTACCTCATTCCAACTTGATGGTATTGTTATTGTCTTTGTTTTACTCATTTTTATTCCCTATGTTTTATTCTTTATTATAAAAGATATATTAATTTTTTGTTTTAATAAACACTAATTCCTCCATTATGGTTTGCTAACTTAGAAGCAAACAAATATCTTATTGCATCTATCGTATGATTGAAATTATCTATTGGAGTATTAGTTACATTTCCGTCTCTATCTTTCTTCCAACTATATCTTTCGAATTCTTTCTTTATATTTACACTTCTCTTAGTTACGTATAAATTATGTTCTTGCATCAATTGGATCCCAAATAAGATAGAATCTTTTCCCTTCTTAGCAGGAAATATTTTAATTCCGTAATTCCTAATCTCTTGTATTGATTTAGGTTCAGCAGAATCAGCATATATTTCCTTTGTTATTTGTTCTTGTTTAATTATGTTTGCAATTTGGTTATTAGTTAATCCTGTTTGGTATATGACTTCATCTAATATTATCTTATCATCTATTCGATATACTCCTATTAGAGTAGTTGGATCATTTGTAAATCCAAAATCCATTCCATATCCTAATAGTTCAGCATTTTCAGGAATGTAATCAATAGTTTTCCAATCATCAAACACTACTCCTTCTAATCTACCTTCTTGTCCATCTAAATAGACTTTACACCAATTCTTCCAATAATCAGAGGTTAATGCTAATCTTCTTTTATCTTCTAAGAATTTAATAATAGTAGGAGCTAATGCTTCATTATCTTTATAAGTTAACGTAAGTTTCTCTGATTCATCTGATTTTAATACATTATCTATCCAAAACTTATGGGATGGATTATAATCTAAATAGATGTCTTTGCTTGTTCTCATAGCTAACTGAATATAAGATTCTTCAGATATATTATTACACTCATTAACAAATAGAATATCTCTTCTGGATCCTCTTAATTTATCAGCACTATCAGCTGAGAAGAATTCAATATAAGATCCATTAGCAAAGTAGTAAATACTGTTTGATCTGTTCCAATGGGAATCCACATAACGATTAGTCATCTTCATAATATTTAGGAAGTCTCTCATTGCTCCCTTCCTAAGGTGGGGCATTGATTCAGAAACAATTGAAACTGAGATCTTTTCTCTAGCACATTTGTCAATAAGTATAGGAATAATACTAAATGTCTTAGAAGCACTCGTACCACCTGGAATAACCTTAATACGTTTAGTCATTCGTCTTATCTTATCTAAAGCAGTAGTATATTGGAATCCTTTACTCATTATCTTCTGACTCTTCTATTTTTTTAATGTGATTTGCAGACGAATCGTCTTCTATTGGACCAAACATAGGTTGTTCTACATTTATATTATGATCTACTTCTGATTGGATTGGAGCGTAATATCCTCCTAATCTATGTAACATATCTCTATTCTTAGTTAAATCTACCTTACCAAATAACATATAATACCTTTTAAATAAGGTTTCTTCGTCTTCGGTTCTATCTAATTTAGTAGTTAAATCTAAATATTCCATAAACATATTATCTAGTTTCATCTGTCTTTCAATAAGTTTATCCTTATCTAATTTAAGGGCTTCTTTATATTCAGCTAATTTAGCTTCATAATACTCCCTTACTTCCTCTCTCTTCATAATGTTATGAAAATTTACCCCACAAGCAGTGTAATTCTTACTTGTATAAACAGACATATAAGCTTTTGTTCCATTGAATCCATTCTTAAAATAGGTATCAATTACAAGTCTATGTTTGTCTGTCATTTTATAAGGGACTTTTTCTTTCTTATC